ATAATGATTTTCAGCCCCTTGCCAGAACCAAAAATGAACTATTTTGCCATCCCCGGCCACCGCAGCGCCCCATCTGCATCCGGCGTCAATGTGACTGGCTCCGTCAGCATCCGACCCTCATCGTCCATGATGTACCACTTTCCATCAATGGTCTGCTGCCCCTTTACCATAGCTCCATCCGCTCCCAGGTAGTACCAATTACCATGATACTGATACCAAACATTACGCACCATCATGCCGGCGCCGTCAAACCAGTACCAGCGCCCCTCATCCTCGTACCAGTCGTTGACAACACAGCGCTCGTTGTTCAGATAAAACCGCCAGCCGCCGTTCTCCTGCTGCCAGCCGGATTTCCCCAGTTTTGACCATGGCGGCAGACCATAGCCCAGTATTTTGCTGTCGTTCTGGCTGTAAGACTTCCTGCACACTCCCCCGCCATTTTCCACCACGCCGGAAGCGCCGGAGGTATTGCCCTCAATGGTCTTTACCCGCGTGGCTGTTACTTCCGTGACGATGCCGGTATGGTATGCCCGCTTCCCGTTGGTAAAAAATATCACCGCTCCCGGCTCCGGAGTGAAACTAAAACAGCCGGCTTTTTTAAACTGTTCTACGCCCGTCGGACAGTAGTGGTATAGATTGCCACATAATAGCATCTTGGCTGTCTCCGGACCAAATGCCTGCACAAACATTTCGGATACGAACATAGCGCACCAGGGCTGCCCCTGATAGTTACCGCCGGTATGCTCCCGGTAATCTCTGGCAAAACAGGTATAGTTGTTGCTGCCTGCATTGGCTGTAAAATCATCCAGATGGGCATTGCTTCGCTTTTCCAAGTAGCCGACCCATTTGGCGGCCTGGTCGATTAACTTCTTTACTGTATTTTCCATATACTTTTCTCCTCTTAAAATGTATGTGCCCCCATCATTACACATACAAAAACATTTGTTTCCATTGACAAATATTATTATATGTGTTATTATATAATTGTCAGGAGGTACAATATGAAAAGCTATTCTTCAAGAGAGGTCTTGAAAATGCTGAAAGCCGATGGATGGTATGAAGTGAATGTGGCGGGCAGCCACCATCAATTCAAACATCCAACTAAAAAAGGGCGTGTTACTTTAAAACATCCTGACAAAGACATCCCTCGGAAGACGCTTGATAGTATTGAAAGACAGTCCGGGCTACTATTTCGGTAGCCCCGGACACTCCCTTCTGATAATAATTGGAGGTATTGCCATGAAAAAAGTAGAACGCTATTTCTACCCCGCAATTTTCACCTATGAACCAGATCAGGAAATCGCTGTTACTTTTCCTGATTTAGATTGCGCAACAAGCGGCATAAATGAAGATGATGCTCTTCTCTCTGCTCGAGAATTACTTGGCTGCGTTTTAAACGGTTTAGAAGAAGATGATGAGGAAATCCCTTCTCCTACTCCCTTACCGAAAGTAGAACTTGCACCAAATGAAAGAGTGGTACTGATTGATGTTTATATGCCATCTGTTCGTATGGCTCAAATGAACCGTTCTGTCAACCGAACTGTCACACTTCCTGCATGGCTAAATGCTGTTGCTTTGGAACACAATGTAAACTTCTCGCAGGTATTACAGGAGGCATTAAAATCACAGCTTCATGTTTAATTTATGTATGCCCCCGGATTTTTCTCCAGGGGCATTTTTATGCTACATATGTTGCGACGTCGCAAATTACATAGGATAACAGACGTTTTCCCACTTTTTATAGGCATCAAAATACAGTTCGTTTTTGTCGCCATTATAGGTCAGCTCGTAGTACATTCCATCAGACACCGGAGTGCTGAGCAGAGCCTTATGGTTCTGGAGAGTTTTGCAGTACCAGACCACAAATACATCATCTGCTGTCATAGCTGCGCCTGCATCTGTTTTATCTTTCTTCAAATTGTGATACTCTGCCACTTTTGTTTTACAAATATTTAAAAATTCCTGACTTCCCATAACTTTCTCCTTCCTACTCTGCAAACACCCAATCTTCTGCCAGCATATCCGCCTGACTGGCAAGCCATCCCATCTGTATGCCGCTTGTGCCAACAAATGAAATGGATTTATTTCCAATAGCATCATGCTCACAATTTACAACATCTCCTGCCGCATTCTTGTAGCTGATATTGGATGCCAATTCAATATATTGATTTTTTCCGTTCCATCCCTGCCGCTTAACCCTCATGCCTCGCTTCATCATTTTAATGGCTGTTCCAAAATCGAAGGCAGCCACACCACCCAACGCAGGAGTGTTTTTCTCTGTTGCAAAGATCCATTCGTCAGACAGGATATTCTTCAGAGTATATTCAACCCTCTGCGTTTCCCGAATATCAAGCACATCACCGGGCTTGTCTGCATCCTGCAGGCGGCAATGCATCATAATGGTTTCTTTTTCTGCGTTCCAACACCAATATCCGCCCCATGACGGCAACTTAACCTTTGCGCCGGATTTCATTTTTTCAAAAGCTTCTGAAAATTTCATAGTTCAATTCCTTTCTTACTTTATAGAATTGCCCGGCATCACCCGGCCGGGCGCGGGAGATGTTGGATCACCTCCTTACCGGGCTGCTGCCTCCGGGATGCCTGCGATGGATGTCGCTACAGACAGAATGCCAGACAGTACAGTTGCACTGCCTACCATCTGCCAGTTAACATCCCCCATCACAGCCGCTGTTCCAATTGTGGCCACAAACGTCTGTGCCATGGTTTTGACTGCCCGGATTCCTGCTGCCTTAATCCATGCCACAGTATCCACATCTGGCCGAAAAACGCAATTTTTAAGCATATTCATTCCTCTCTTTCTGCCGGTTCTTCCGGCATTTCTAACAATGTATCTTTTAATTTTGTTGCTACATCATTACCGCCCAACGTGTGGTATGCATCATACATCCGCTTTACATTCTCTTTTCCGTATATCGGGCAGTATTGCTTGTCCTGGTAATGGTTGTAGGCCTGTATGATGCGGTCACGGAGAAGAGCCTGCATTCCCTCGTGCAGGGCTGTATTTCGCTCTGCTTCGGCTTTTTGTCTTTTGGTAAGCTGACGATAGCCCCAACCCAAAAGGGCGGATATGGCTAAAAATAGCCACTCCACCCAGTGTAAAAAAATGTACTGTACAATGTCTGTCAGCATTACAGTACCTCCTGTCAATTTTTAATCATGCTTGCAATCCTTGTGCCCTGGCCCGCCCTCTTTATGCCCAGACTGGACGATATGAGGCTTTCCAGGGGTGGCAGGTTTGGTGTACTCATGCCCCTCGCCGGTGCTTAATGCCTTGTTTTTCAGCGGCTCGCTGTCCTTCCCAACTGCGGGGCCTGCATTTACATAAGGGGTTTCAGATTTGTGTTTAATGCTCATAATTTGTCCTTTCTGCCGCGTTACGGTGCGGCACCGGTGTATATTAATAATGTAGTTACTCTAAACGGATTCGGGTGACCTGCGCGTTCATCGCTCCATAAAGACCCAAACGGATATACTGGCTGCCCTGCAGAGACGATATATCAAATACCAGTGATTTGCCGCTGATGGATGTAGGCACCGATTTGACTGCAGTCGGCTTAACCGATGAGCCCACACACAATCTCTGCATTTTGATATAAGTTGAAGTTGCGATAAACACACCACTCCGCGCATCCTCTATAATCAATTTGCTGTAAGCAGACATATTTATAGGATGAGTGAAATGTAAATAATAAGTATTAATTGCCGGGAAAGCAATGCAATCCGAACGAAATTCCATGTTAGAATTTTCCAAATTCATGGGGTTGTTATAGATTCCGCGATAGTACAGGTCGTTTGCATTGGCCACGTATCCCTCAAAGGTACCAACTACCGAACTTCCATCCGGGAAGGTAATCCGCTGACCCTTCTTAATGTAGGCTGCCGGAATATTGATGGCCGGAACTGTGATGTTGCCCAGCATGTATTTTTGATAGACATACGCTGTTTTCTGTGTGGTTCCAGGGTTTAATGTCATCGCTGCCTGTGTTGGGATATTTTGCGTGACAAGGCCGTTTCCATCGTGGATTCCCCATGGAATTGCTACCTGACCATTAATGGGTAAATTGGCTGTCCACCTATTTCTCGTCGGCACCAAACCTGTAACTGGGTTTCCGTTTTTGTCCACAATCACTGCTCCCTCGCGCACATCATATGCCCCTGCAGTTACTGCTTCCAGCTTTGCACCTTTTCCACCTCCGCTTCCAGGCATCCATATTCTTCCCATGCTCACACCCCCTTAAGCCCTACCGTACAGTTTGTGGTAGGCTTTTCATACGCATAAAAAACTGCATTTCCGTTTCCAAACTGCGCAGCTCCGGAGCTGATGATACGATAAGCCTCCGCGTAAGCAGATTGAACAGAGGCTGAGGCACCGACTGGAAGAGCACTCACGAGGATTGCCTCCATGTCTGCGGTAAATGCGCTATTGTAAACATACTGATAATAGGGTGCAGAAGAACCACTCCAGCTATTTGCATACAGGGTTACTTCTGTTGTGTGATTTAATTTATTTATTGCAGCATTGGTGTCATTGATATCCTTTGCGCCAAATGCATCCCCTTGTACCGTGTACACGGTTCGGTCCGTGATAGCACTGTATCCATTTCCCAGGGTACGGATCTGATACTGTCGCTCTCCGCTCCACGCTGCATCCTTATAATTTGTTTTTAATGCCATTAAAAATGACCTCCTGTCCCCAGCACAAACGACAGTGTCGGTCGCCCTTGTGCCTGATTTACAAGATTGTTATACAGATTCAGGCAACACTGCTCTATGCGATTCAGTTCCACATAGTTAATCGTTGCCGTATTTTCGTAGTACGTTTTCTTTACTCCTCCCAGCTCTGGGATGGTATTTTTACAGATTGCATCCAGATTATCCTCCAGAGCATTAATTTCATCTGCATACAGGTAATCTCCTGCCGCTTTATCTGCCCCCATAGAGGAAAGAGAAAACTCCGGATACAGCAAAACAGCTTTGTTCCGGAGCTCGGTGAGATTGTTTTTTATCCGGTTGTAATCGGTATAATTAAAGTAATCGCCGGTATAATTCCCGGACGAATCATAACTGCTTTCCCAGTCCACTTTTGGCTGCATCCACGCCATTGACCGCCCTCCTTGCCTTTACTTTTCCGGATAGCTTTCCGGAATTAAAATCCAGACTGTTTTCTTCCAGGAATACCTGCAGTCTGTCTGTTTTTCTGCCCTGTAAAAATATAATGTCCCCCGCATCCGGGCGAAGGTCTCCGCGATAGGAAACATCGTATTCTACATTGTTATTGAGGTAGTTCCCGATCCACTCTGCAAGAAGAGCGGCATGGGATTCCGTACTCACGAGAGGATTCTTCCAGTTCTTGGTTTCGCCTGTAGAGTTAAGCTGCAAGCTGTACCCGCTTTGTGTCTGCAAATACTCCTTGCCAGTAATAACAAGCTGCACTGTACCGGATACCCCTGTTAAATCCACCTGGACGGCCTGAGCTGCTGTCTTAACAATCCTCCCGTGGCTCACAGAAAAACCATATCCCGGATTGCTCAAATAGCAGTCTACAATCTGACCGCCACTCACAGAATCTTTGTATAGTTCCTTTGCGGCTTCGCCTGTTTCTGCATATTTTGTGGTTGCAATTACAAGATTTTTGTATTTCGTCAGCCGTTCGCCAACCGGAGTATCGGTCATGGTCTTGTAGGTGATGGAAAAGTCCGTCACGTCCCCAAATGTCACCTGACGCACAATCACACCATTTCCAGGCTTGCCAGAAAGGAACCGGAACTCCATCTTATCAAATACTGGAAACTCATGCTTTATGACTGTGTTTTTTGTGATGGCAGTATGTGTATAAACCTCCTGCTGCACTCCGGCCAGATAGGTGATTAACTGCATTCTGGTAGGCGGATTCCCGTCAAAATCAATCGTCAGCCCATAATACTGAAACGCTGCTTCTAGGGCTATCGAAAAACTGGGCGGACTTGCAAAAGCTCCGGAGTTATCTGCCACTGCCGCACTCACAAATCCGGTATTGATATAATTGCTTCCCCGCGGGAGGAACCTTAATCCTCCATCTACTTTGAAAAAGTCCGGCCAGAAGATGCCATAACTATACTGCGGCTCCTGTCTTACAATCGCCTGCGGATTCGCCCATTTTGCCGCACTGCTTGATGTCACCACCATTTTTTCAGGAGATACAACGGTCGTAAATCCTGCTTTCAGATGGATGGTTCCATCCCGGCTCACTGTGATAATGGCTCGCCCTGCATTTGCAATCATCTGCAAACACTCCGCGTGTGTGGCTATCGGCAGCGGATTAACAACGGACACATTTTTTAAATATGCATCAATCATATACTGTCTTTCATCCAGCCCCGCATCTGTCAGGACTTCCACAGCCAGATCATACAGGTTTGTAGCCTGCAGCTTGCCCCAGTAAAAAGTGTTGTTAAGGCTTGCAAGGATGTCTTTCGCAGAAAAACTCATCTCATCGTCACTGGCTTTCCAGCTATCAAGAAGGAGGGAGGTCCCTGCGAACTGCTCAATCTCGCCACTCGGCAGGGTCTTTCCATAGGTCACTGTCACATTTTGACCGATTTCCAAAAAGTTCAGGGTACTATCTTCATTCTCCACATCAAAACGCCTGTTCTCATTTTTTACTCTCAGTGAAAAATCCACTGTTGGCAGCTCTCCAGAAACCCATGACAGGTATTCTTTTTTTGTTCCGGATTTGATTTGATGGTTTGAAAAACTGATTCCCACTCCCATGCTCATTTTTAAAATTCGCAGCCTCGCTCTGGGCTTTAACATCTGCATGGGAAAAATCTTGATATAATTCGTGTCCTCAAAAACCTCTGTTGTCGTAAAATGTCCGGATGCGTTTCCGCTTATGGTCACGGTCCGGGTGTTTGTGATAATCTGAAACTGTGTCGGGTAGGATTCACCAAAATCAATTGTCAGGCCCTTAATGTCATACGGGCCGTTCCGGAAACGGGTGATTACTTCCCCCAGCGGTTCCTCTGTCACAATCCCCTGATTAAAATAGGGGCCATTCTTCGGCAGAAACAGCATGGTGCCGTCCACCCGGAAAAAATCCGGCTCCAGAGTTGCATAGGTATATTCCCGGTCGTAGTTATCATAGGGTTTTTCAAGGTTTGCCATTTTGGAAAATGTTCCTTCTGCGTAGGCCTCAGACTGCGCAACCTGATTGATAACTCCAATCGTGACCCACATATAAAACTGGTCACGACACTGCATATCAATGGACTGTTTATAGGCTTCACTCGCTGCCTGCATTAATTAATCACCCCGCAGTCGATAATATTGACCTTGCACAGCTTGTACTTTATGGGCCTCTGGTCTGCAGTATTAATTCCTCCGGTTGCACTTCGGTTGCCCGGGTACATCTGGAGAGTAATCCAGTCATTTTTGACCATATCCCAGATTTTGGCAGTCACAACAAAGGAATCAAATTCCTGACACATCTGCGCCCAGGTTTCCGCATCCAGATAGGACCATTGCAGGTTATTGACCTTGTACTGGTCTCGTCCAACCTTATCTCCAATAAATTCCCCCTGTGCATTTTTGCCCTCTGTCACATTCGTTGCAACTACCAGCTCCCACACATTATCTGGGGCGGGAAACTCCCGCCCATTGATGGTTATAAAAGCCATTTCCCGCCCTCCTATCAGTCAAATACAACGCCAGAACGGCGCTCTAAGTCTTTCAGTTTCCTTCTCATCTCTCTGATATCAATATTGACCACCAGATCCATATTTTCGATGAGTTCGATGATTCGGCGCAGCAAGTCAATAATAATCGGCAGGTACTGGTCATCATTTTTGGACACCAGACCGCCAGCCCTTGCCATCATTGCCTGCAGCTGCTCCTCCTGCGTGTAGGTCGGGGCTACACTTCCCACCGTTGCCAGCGGCGGAGCTGTGGATGCAGCTGTCACAGCAGAAATGAGCGGAGTCATGGCAGAACGTACAGCTCTTGCAATGCCCTCGGTAATCTGCATATTATTTGCAACAGCAGCACGGCCACCCCACTGACCTACCAGTTCGGGACCACCCTCACGGGCAACAAACAGCTGTCCCCGCCGCGGGAATCCTCCGGATGCGTGTCCTCTGACACTTCCGGCGGTAACGGTTCCCTTGGATGTAACGCCCTCGTCATCTTCCTCTTCTTCCTCTTCCTCCTCTTTTGCTCTGCGGAAGAGATTTTTTGCTCCATCGACAATGTTATCCCAGGCATTGCTGATAAAATTACTGATTCCATTCAGCCAGCTTAAGACATTGTCCCAGACGTTTTTCATACCTTCCCACAGCTTTGTCATGATGCCTTTTCCGACTTCCTGCATCTCATCCAGTCGGAATATTTCCTTGATGGCCGTCCAGATTCCGGAAAACCATTCCTTGATAGCTGTCCACTTTTCTTCGATAGTTTTGCGAACCGCATCCCATATCTCAGATAGCTTGTCACGAATGGCTGTAAATGTAGTTGTAGCCAGTTCCTTGATGCCATTCCAGAGGGTAGAGCAAAACTCTTTAATGGTGCACCAGTAATAGTTCCACTTCGCTAAAATGTTGGCCAAGGTCTGTACAATAAAGCTCTGAATCGCTGAAAATACTACAGATGCAATTTGCTTGATTCCATCCCAAATAGAGGAAAAGAACTCCTTAATGCCATTCCAAGCCCTCTCCCAATCACCGGTAAATACTCCAACAATAAAATCAATCAGACCACTCAACGCATCCAAGGCACTTCCAACGACTTGTGAAACACCGTCTAAGAGCATAAAAAATGCATCAGTAGCAAACTGTAGTTTTTCTGCAATTATTGGCACTGCATTTTCAACAAACCAAATAATAAAAGGCTGTATAACAGACTCCCATAGTTCTTTTATTGCATCAGATACTTTACCAGAAAATTCCAAAAATTTATCTATTAGCGGCTGTAAAGTTTCTTCACAAAAGACTGCGAAACGTTCGCTTGCGGATTGAATAATTGGAAGTATGTATTCATTATAATTTTCAAGCACTACCTTCACAATTTCCGACAAGCCGTCTGTAATGGACTTTATTAATGGAGAAATATGCTCTTCGTATAGTTTGACTGTGCCATCAACCATTTTCTGAAATGTTGATGATATTGAAGATGTTACTATTTGAACCGCTTCTTGAATTCCTTCAAATGCAGTTTTAAATCCAGAGACATTATCTGTTATGGGTTCAGTGAGAAGCCTTACAATATCGCTTCCAAATAATGCAATAAGTTCTGATACACCCATAAAAGCATCTGAAAATATTTGAATAATATCCGCAGCAATTTGTTTTGCTGAATCGCTCCGAAACACAGAAAATATATCCGCGACCGCTAAACTAAAATCACCTGAGATCGCAGCAATTTCCCCTCCGATATCAAACATTGAAATAAGGAAGTCTTTTATTCGCTGACTATTTTGGCCTAAATAAATATCTATGCCTCCCAAAATATTATCAGCAATCGTTGCTCCAATTGAAACAACGCTTCCAGCCACATTCCCTAGATTCACAGCTAAAATATTTGCAAATCGAGTAACAGATTGTCTCACATTATCATCGGAAAAAACATTTTTCAAACTAGACTTAATATTACCTAAGCTCGTTTGAATACTGTCAAAGACAGACAGATCACCGATTCCGACTTTAAAGCCTGCCATAAACAAATTTTTAAGCTGTATAAAGCGCTCTAACAGTGATGCATAACGAGAATTCAGTTCATCAATTACCGAATTCTGTTCTTCACCAAAATCATAATCGCCCCCCACATCCGAGAGACCACCTGCACCTGCTGCTCCACCAGAACCACCGCTGTCTGGGGCGGATACGATGTTTAATTCATCGATTCCCGTTGCCCCCAGATTCTTTTTCGCCTTTTCACTGGCTCCGGCCAGCTTCTGCGCGTTCCCGGCTGCTACACCGGATGCGCTGGCTGCTGAATCCATGGCGTCAGACATTGCTTCTGCGCCACCTCCACCACCAGCCTTACCGAATAGCGCCTCCGTAAATGCCCGGAAGACATTTGCGAGGGTTATCAGTTTACCGATGATGGTATTGATCACCTTAATCACCGGGGTCAGTGCGTTGATTAATCCCTGGCCGATAGTAGCTTTGAGGGATTCAAATTGCAGCTGGAGGATCCTTACCTGGTTCGCCCAGCTGCCGGACGTCCTCGCAAAATCTCCAGATGCAGCGCTCAGCTTGTCCTGTACAAACTGATACCGCAGCGCAACCTTTTCCGCCTCAGACATGGCCTGCGTGGTCTTCCCGAAACCATTCGCTAGTGCGTAAGAATCCAGCGCGCTCTGGGTCATTACCACGCCCAGGTCTTTGAGCGTTTCAGTTTCTCCGGTAAACACGGACTTTAATTTCGTGTAGGCCTCATCCTGAGAAATGTTATAAAAGGATGCCAAATCTCCAGCCAGTCCGGTCAGGGTAGTTGCCATGTCATAGGCTGCCTTCTCGCCAAATCCAAAGGATTTTGCCATCGCCCCGAAGGTTCCGGAAAACCGTTTCGCCATGGTTTCAGATAGGCCGAAGGATGCCGCGGATTTTTGAGCAAATGCATTAATATGTTTCTGCATCCGCGGGAAGGTCACATCGACTACGTTCTGAACCTCCTGTAGGTCACTTCCCAGCTTTATGCAGGATTTTCCAAAGTCGGCCAGCTTTTTGACAGAAAATGCCGCAGCCAGAACAAGGCCGGCTTTTTTCGCAGTGCTCTGCAGCCCCGCCATCTGCTTATCGAATGTCCCCTGATTAACAACAAGGTCTAAGCCAATCTGTCCAACGCTCTCCGCTGCCATATTTAACCACCTCCTATCCGCACAACTGAGCCATCATGCGTTCCAGATATGCCATCTGTTTGTCAAACGTCTCAGGAGTGATGCTCTGCGCTTTTCGTTCCCTCCAGGCATCGTATATCCGCTTTTGGTCTGTGGTAAAGTGTTTAATAACGTCCTTGTCCTGTTCGGACCGGATGGCTACCACACGCCCCAGCGGCGTATCAGGAGAAATTCCGGCCAGAAGTGACCGGAACTCATCCCATGTGACTGATTCAAATTCTTTTGTTCGGATTCTTAACCCGTACTGCGTTAGAAAACTGGAAACAATCAAATTCCAGTCGTCAAATAGGTCGTAGTACGGGTCACTGCTCTCCCGTGGCAGTTTCCTCCTCGGTAATCAGCATGATTGCCTCTTCGATGATGATGATCAGGTCGTTGAAAGACGGTTTTAACGCTTCTAATTTCTTTTTTGATTTCTCCGGGAAAATGAGGTCATAAATTGTTGCAATGTCGTCTGCGCCTGTGTCCTCAGACGTAAAAATTCCCATAGCCTTTAAGACTGTGGGAGCGTCTGCGTTGACTTCGATGTCTTTGCCTTTGATTGTGAGGCACGGGTTTTCGTCAAACGATAATTTTTCGGTAATATCTCTTCTTTTTGCCATGCTGTTTCATTCCTCCTTCAGGCATCAGATCCAGGCGTAAACTTCGGTTTGCCCTTGCACTTAACTTCAAATTCCAGGTTATCCGTAGTGGTACTGTCTCCACCACCAGGAGAGGTTACGTTAATAATACCGGTAAACTCCACTTTTGCTCTAGAGGGCATTTCCCAACAAAACGGAGCAACTACATCATTACCAGACTTCCAGGCAAGGCCAGCAATAAAGTCATTTCCGGGATCTCCATAAGTACGCTTGCCCTGGAAGCTAAAGGACAGCTTTTTGCTGGTCATCATGGCATCTCCCCAGCCCTCAGCCTCCATCGGGTTCCACTCGTCCACGCCGCCCTCAATGCTTGGCGCAAAATTAGTCAGGTTGGCAATCGTGGTCTCAGCAGTCCCGCCGCCAGCAATTCCAACCTTAAATTTGTTGTTAAAAACAGGATAAACAGTCGGTGCACCTGCCATTTTTAAAGTCTCCTTTCATAATCGATTAAGAGCCAGATGGCATATTCGTAAACCCCGTACTTGTCCTGCCCGATGTCTTTCGGCTCGGGCATTTCAAGATGTAGCCTATTGATACGGGTTTCTCCGATGATCAGGCTCTTGTTTTCTGTTTCATGCAGCAATTTGTCATACAATTCAAAAGCTGCCGCCTCTGATTCCGGTTTCGACCGGTTCCAGTGCAGCAGAATTGAAATTTTACGGGTAGCATAGGTGGTACAGGAAAGGCCGCCAAGGGCAATATGAGGCGCGCCAGAAGACGTTCTTCCATATACGCCAATCACTTGCTGCTTACTGTCGTCCAGCTTGCCAATATAGACATTTCCTGCGCCACTCACTCCCAGGCTCTCCACCCAGGAGCGGATATCGGTGAGGGCCAGCATCACAAACCACCTGCCTTTTTGTAAAATCTCTTAAACGCATCCTTTGCGAAATCCTGACTGATACCACCCGGAAGCCACGGTTCAAACCACTCGCCGCCTGCAAACGGGTTTTCATCTGTCTGGAAATTATATTCCGGATGATAATATAACCGTCTGGCATAGGGTGTGCTGGATACAATCCGCACAATTCCATCCGCTGAATCAGAATAATCTACAAATGTCGCATCCTCTTCCAGATGTCCGGTATCAAACGGCATCACCTGGGCCTGCACAACCTCTGTATGCAGCGCTTCTCCGGTCTGCTCCAGGGCTGTAATTGCAGCCTGTGTCAGCTGCCGGATGCGTGGAAGATTGAGGGTTACTGATGATTTAACCTGCATCAGACCACCTCCAGTCTGCAATAATTGACCGTTCCATCAGGGTTCCGGGCTTTTATTCCCTGGACGATTCTCCGGTTCTGTCCGAAGATGGTGACAGTGCCGCCGCTTAAGGTCGGCCAATCCGGAGCAATATCACCGGAGAACAAAGCAGTGCCGGAAACCTGTATCAGCTTCTTTTCTGCTGTCAAAACAGTTTTTGCCGTGTCCTGGTAGTTGCATTTTAAATACAGCGTCAGTGTCCGCTCCGGCTCTCCCAGATTATTAATTTCCTCGGATTCCAAATGAACGCAGATATCGGTCTTGCACAGCCTTTTTGGCACTAAACATGGATATTTCATAGACTCACCTTGCTAACTGGCAACACAGCCCTGTTTGACACAGCAGAGCATATACATCCCGCTTCATGGCAACTCCGGAAGCTGTAAAGACATTCCAGGAACTGCCAAACTGAGCCGATACGCCATTGATGCTGTACCCTTGCAAGATTGTGTTGATTTCATCTGCGTTCTCGCACTCGAAATCAGCCTGTAGACATACTACTTCACGGATAATATCCTGCTGGAAGGCTGTAAGCTCAGAAAAACCCTGGCCTACAATCCTGTTATAGGTCAGGGAATCAATGTGACGGGACGCCTGCCGGAGGGCAAGCATCAACTCATCCTCCGGAATTAAACTCCCGCCGTATTCATTCAGGTAAAAACTCGGTGTTGCGTATGGCTCATATGCCATATTAATCACCTGCCTTTTTTGGCGTCTCCTTCTTTTTCGGAGGCTCTTTTACCGTCTCCTCTTCACTCTCTTCCTCAATCGTTTTCTCTGGTTCTTCCACAATGTAACCATGTTCGCGGAACCAGTCTAACAGATAGGGATCCTCTGTTTCCCCTACACCGCCACAAAACGGAACAGATGCCGTCACGCCGGTATAGCTTTTATTTGGGCTATAAACTTTCATACCTACCTCCTACTTTACTTTGATATTGCGGAACACGCCGGCAGCCTTGGAAGCTTTCAACGCAAGTGCCGCATTCATTTCCACTTCACCTTTCTTTACAGCTCCAGCCGTATTAAAATCAGGAAGCCAGGTCTGAACCGGCGCTGTGCCTGCAAAAGATACAGCGTGGAGACCGTCCATAGCCAGCCTTGCCACATACAGAGAGGTCTTTCCATCCACCCCTGTTGTTACAACGTCATCATTCGTTCCTGGCTTTGCTTTCATATCTACAAACGGGATACCGCCATAACTCTCAACCTGATTTCCCCAGTTGTCTTTTGTAACCTGATACATACTTGCGCGTCTTGCACAGGCCCGGATCTTTGCAATCAGCTTTGTATTTCCCATAATGCAGGACGGGGTTCCATCAAGACCACCAAGGAATTCATCCAGCATATCCAGAAAATACTGATAATTCTGAGTAATCAACTCAGAAGTGGACAGGTCAATCACTCCATCTTTGTTGTATTCCGTAGAACTTCCTGCCAGAGCCTTTTCCAGTCCGTCAAAAGCTTTGGAATCTGTTCCGGAATCGCCGTTGATGAAGGTGTCGTTAAACAGTGCCTGAGCCGCTTTGATTTTCTGGGACTGCTGCAGTTCCACCTCGCTGATGATACCACCCATATTCGCGATTACACGGTCAATCTCATAGGAACCACCAAACACCTTGATTTCTACGGTGTGGCGCTCTTTGGTTACCTCAGCCGGAGTATATTCCTTGTTGATTTCACGGAATGCCGCGGTGGGCTGGGTTTTCAGACGGGTGTAGCTATAACTCGGTGTAGCACTGCCTCCGGTCGGAGAAACTGCATCATCAAACGGGATGTGCTCTAAAATCCAGTTAGACTTCTGGAATTCATCAATAACCCCCATCTGCAGGTCATCCTGCACGTTCTTTTTTGCTTCTGCGAGTGTAATTGCCATTATTAGTCTCCTTTCTCATTCATGCCTAATTTGGCTGCAATTGCTTCTTTCATTGTCATGTGTCCTTCTGTGCCGCCTCCTTCTCCGGGATCCTTTGCTCCCAGAGGGAAGAAACCTTTCTTTGCAGCGGGCTTCTGCTCCGCCTTAAACAAAAACGGCTTGCTTTCTTTCAGGCTCTTAACCTGCTCATCCAGACCGGACACCTTTCCATCGTCTCCCAGAATCAGCTTGGTGCGGTCAAATAAACCAGCCACTAAATCGCTGTCCTGAGCAGATGCAGAGATCGCCATCTTAATAGCGTTTGTGAGCTTAAGATCTGTAATCTCTCTCTGATGTTCTTTCTCCTTGTCTGCAATCTGCTGCTGAAAATCTGCAATCTGCTGAGTCAGCGCCGCATTATCTCCAGCAGTTGTCTTTAAGGTTTCAAGCTGAGATTTGTAGTCATTTGCAGTTGTTTCAAGCTGCTTCCTCTGCTGCTCTGTCTGGTCGTATGTTTCTTTCGTCACATAGCCATCCAGTTCCTTCTTGGATTCCTCTGCTGCTTTCTTAGCAATGCTTTTCTCAATGCCAAGAGCTTCGAACTGTTCCTGTGTCATTCGGGGTACCTTCCTTTCTTCTGGTTCTTTTACGTCTGCCAGAAAAAGACATAAAAATAACACCCGGTTTCCCGCGTGCCTATGACTAAATCTATGACTATCTATGACTAATTTTTATTAAACTACTTCTTTCCAAATCTCCGGCCCCACTCCAAACGCCCCCGGCTCCCAGACGTTATTATCCACCATGGATTCCCACTTCTTGCCGCTGTGAGTACACTTGGAACCTGTCTGATATGGCACTGGCGGAATACCGTTGTACGGCTCCCACGCCGGATATTCTTCCTGAGGCTCCGGTTCTGGTTCCGGAACGACTGTACCTCCGCTCTCTACCGTTTCCTTAATCTTCTGGACGGTCGCGCTCAGAGAGGTAACGGTCGCGTTCAGTGCACTCTGCTGCTTTGCCAGCTCATTAATCTGGGTCTGCAACGGTGCGTTGGACTGCTCTGGGTCTGCGTTTGCCTGCGCCAGTGCAACCAGTTCCTTTCTCTGCTCCTCGGTGATGTCGTTCTGCACCCAAAGGGTATCAATTTTCTTTAGCATATCATCGAGAGCGTATCTCTTTGATGTGATTACATTTCTTACAATCTCGTACATTTAAACCTCCTACAATAGTGCGATTTGAGTTTTTACAATTGCCTGATTAAGTTCTTCAAATTTTTTGTTAATATACGCCTTGGTATCTGCCACATAGCTGACTTCCATGTGCGCCCCGGCATCGTTTGTGATAACGGTGGTCGGGCAGTTGGTGTGGAGAGAGGAGTAGGCGGCGAGTTCTTCGGGGGTGAGGTCGCGCTCGATGGGGGTAGCGAGGATATATAAAATTTTAAAAGATTTGTCTGTTAAATAATTTTTAACTCCTTCATTTGTTGTTCCAGCAGATATTGGAAGCCTAACTCGTAAAAAATTCGCCCCTGAAGTATATCCGCACGAAACTTCATCTGTTACAAATATATCCTCTCTGCACGCTTTCAATTTGTCGCATAATAATGGATTTCCGCTAAGCGTACTGCGATTAGAAGCATCTTCAATTTTAATATTAACGAGAATACTGTTTTCATGTTTAGCGTATGTATCAATACTAAAATTTGTTTTATCGTTAAATATAAAATCTTTCACCCTCTGCACATACTTCTCTCTCCCCAAGTCCACCTCATCACAAATGTATTGCTGACCATTTTCATCTGTGTAGTTGCCGTCTTTGCTGACTGGCACGCCGGGGAGACCGTTCGGAGTGGCGAGGGTGAGGGATTGTATGGTGCAGTAAGGTTCGTAGGGAATATACTCTTTAGAAATTGCCAGCATTGGAGTCGCAATAGTTCCACGGAATCGCATTTGTTTAGATTCTGCCGAGAGAGTACGAAAACCATATCGTCTATTATCTTTTTCTTTTTCCATTGGAATCATATTGACCGTTCCATCAACATTTACCACATTAACGACAAACTCGTCCGCTGTATCTTCTACCGATGCAAATATTTTAACATCTGCCGGTATCGAAATATCAATGAATGGTCGGTATCCGGTTTTACTAATTAGGTTCCTCCCCGTCACCTCCACCTTAATACTTCCGTTCTCGCCGGCATTCACAATCGGCACTGGATTTTCCACACTTGGCGTCCCATCCTGCGTGCTCTTCCCAAACACTCTCAGCCCCTCAAATAGCTTGTCGGAGCTGTCTGTCAGGCTCATAGTCTCACCCTGCGCGGTCTCAACAATCGCATCGGCTTTGTTCTGCTGCAGGGCTTCAATTCCGGCTTTATTCGCCGCAATCTGCTCCCGGTCTGCCACAATTCCGGCAGCCGCATCCTGCACCCTCTTGGTCTGCGTATCGCCCTCTGTGGTAACTGCCTGAACCGCTGTAGTCTTAGCCTCGGCAACACCACTGACTGCCTGTGTGCCTGCCTGCTGCACCGCTGTGGTCTGTCTCTGCCCCTCTGCGGAAACTGCCCCTACAGCTGCCTCCTGAGCCTGTCCAACGGCATTAATCGCGCTCTGGGCAGCCTGTCCAAACTGCAAAGCGGTATTTTCTACCGCCCGCCGGTCCGCTGCTACTGCTTTTTTTGCCTGCTCGACAGCCTTACGATTTTCCGCAACCTCAGTTCTGTCTTTCTCTGTCGCCTCCATGGCGGATGTTGCTCTTTCCCCTGCACGCTCAGATACTTCCTGTGCTTGCTTCGCGGCAGTGCTGGAATTCTCTGCTGCCTGTGCTGCTTCGGCTGCCTTCTGGGCATTCTGGGTGGTCTCTGTGACCAGCTGAGAGACTGCGCTCCTGTCGTCCGCAACTGCCGCCGCATCCTGTTTCACCTGCTCGGCAATCTGACCGGCTCCGGCAATCTCACCCTCAATCTTACCCGCTGCTGCTTCCGCTGCTTTCTGGGCGGCTTCCGCTGCTTCCCTTGCCGTCTCTGCCCGGTCTGCGGATGCGTTAACCGCCTCAATGGCTTCCCGGAAGAGTTCTGCATCCTCTGGTGTGTCATGCCCTTCCGGCTTTGCTCTGCGCTTGACCTGCATGGAAATCCGTTTGATGGTTTCACCGGATGTCTTGTCTGCCAGATAGATCCATGCATAGATTTCATAGGTCGCGCCTGCTGCCTGATTCTCCAACAGGCTATCCGGGATGACTACCTCTGTCACACCGTCCTTGGTGGTACCTACTCGGGTAATGGCATCCCCGGACTGTTCTGTCAGGGCGAAATGGATTTCTACCGCTGCGGGCAGTTTCAATCCCTCTATTCGTAGCCTCTGCCCGTAGTCCCACTGCCAGAGGCCAGTAGCGCGGGCATAGTCGCTGTTATCTGTAAATACTGCTGTTATCATGTTTACCTCCGTTGCGATGTCGCAATAAAAAAGGGTACAAAAATACCACCGGTCTACTGACTGGTGGTATTAGATACGCCCTTCTTTTTTTAATTTTTCAATTTCTTTCTCTGTCAACTTCCTTGGTTTCATAGGTTGAGACATCTTCTCTTCCCAATCTTTATGTGCTTCCGCACTCTTTTTTTTATTCATGGAATTACCTCCAATTCTATAATATCTTCTTTCTTTGATATTACTCTATATATGCTCCCTTTGTCAATGAGAACCTCTCTCTGTGTTGGAAATTTACTTACAGATTCAATATATGCAGCCTTAGAACCTTTAGGAACATATATCACAAGTTTACATTTCTTTTGTAAAGCTCTGCTTTCAACCACAGACGTACTCACAAATTGTTCTTCCACAAAAATGTCACCAACCGCCAAGTTACTATACGGATTTGTGTCCATATTTCTGTAGCATATCACATCACATGGAATGACTCCTTTTTTGATTGCACTAGAAATTCCATTCGCATATCTCAAAATACGATCATCTCTCGGGATATCTCCTCTCAGCATTGCGTTAAGCCTCATATAAAACTTATCTCTTCCGGATTCATTAGAGTTATATGTATACTTTTTCACTGCTTTTAGTTCAAAATCATCCAGCGATTGTTTCCATGCAGAATACTCTTTTCTTAACCGATTTACAACTTGATTTTGTGGTATTGCCCTAAAATTCGCAAGTGGCTTTTTGGTATCGAAATATTCACGGCTATTCTTGTCGCCCGTCTTAAAACGTGCCCTCTTCCATTCCCTTGCTTTTATTCCATAGCGCTTTTGATTCTCCTCATCCAGCGAATACTCAGCCAGCCGCTCATACTTCTCTTCCTGCCGTTTGGCATATTGCTGTCTTTGCTCAGCCTCATATTTTACCCCGATAGCCCGCAACTCTTTTGCCGTCCACTTATCGTCAGCTGTGGAAATGCCAGGGAAATAGGTCGTGTGGCTATCCTTGCAGTTTGGATGATACAGGCCGCACTCAATCGCATGGCTTATGGTGGGATATCGTTTCCCAGTTTCCGGATCGTATCCATCTGAACGGCCACCACTCCATACATCATCCACCAACACCTTTCCGACAAATGGCAAGCACTTCGGGCAAGGATTCCCACGTTTTGCCATAATTACAGTGGTTATCCCCCATTCCTGCCGCTTCTCACCCTCGCCGTACAAATACGCTCGCTTGCTGGCGGTACGAATTGCCATGCTGGCGTAATCCACAAGAGTATGACGGGATCCGTTTGCATATTCCACACAGCCAAGGCCGCGGGAAAGCATATCCCTTGTGGCCATATCAACCGCCTTTTCGTAGGTTCCAGCTCCGGTATTCGCATAAACCTGTGCATTAAAAATCGCCTTGCGGTAATCGTCCTCGGCTTTTCTCAGGATAGCTTTCTCAGCCTCTTGCATATCATGGACAGTAGCCTCAATCAGTGCAGCCAGTTTTCGGTCATTCAGCCGGAAGAACTCTGCGGTCATGGATTTTGGGCGAGGAGAACCATTTTTGCCGTGGACTTTCCAGCCTTTTTTGATGGCTTGCAGGATTTTAATTTCCTGCTCCATATTACCTTCCTGCCTTGCCTGCTGAATCAGAACGGCAATCTGCTTATTAATGTTCTTAAACTGCTTTTTATACCGCTTCTGGTTCTCTCGCTTGTACTTTTCCAGGGCTTTTAGCTGCTCCGCCTGCCACATAGACCACTCATAGCCCTCTTTGGTTTCCTCGGCTCTGTGCCTGGACATATTCCGCATCATGGAGGCTATCAGTTCGTTTTCAATGGCCTCAAAGGCAGCTGTGATATCATAATCATCCATTTCAGCCTCCGTTTGCATAGACCTTAAAGCCCTGAGCCTTAAAGTTCTGCTTTGCCCGCTTTAATTCTGTTTTACTTTTACACCGGTCACAGCGCAGCTCTGCATAACCATCCTTTGTCACCGCATAAATACCAAACGGAACCTGCTCGCTGGCTACTTTTAGCAGCCCCTCAAACTCACTCCGGTTCATTCGGTACATTCGGTTCGCTACCTTTACCTGCATTTTTCTCTCCTCAAAAATCAATCGCAAAATCTCCGGCAGCCTGATTGACTCCAGGCTCTTCCAACTGCACAATGCCTTGTTCGGCTTTCAATCGCTCCACCTCTGCGTCTTTTTCATCTTGCGTCCAGGTGTCTCCATACAGCTGTTCAACCGATGTCTCCAGCGACATGACGCCAAACTGTTTCGCCTTTCCAATCGTGTCCACTGTGCTGTCAAAGTCCGGGGATGCATACTCGCCAAACTTAACGGATGGATCATATTCTCCTGGTACTTTGCCGCACATCAAATCATAACACTGTAAAATCACCTGGAAGAGCTTCGGAAGGGTATCATTCAGGGCGTCAACAATTTTATTTCGCACATGGAGCGTCACCTTTTCCTTTTCTCTCTGAGATTCGGCATTATCTGTTTTCTTGAGGTCAATTCCCAGAGTTGAGGGCGACATGATGCCCTGCAGCACCATATCCAGGAAATTAGCATAGCTATTCACATAAGCCTCGTAGGAAATCTGTGGCTGAGAAACCTCCACCTGTTGATTTGATTTTTCCGCCATATTATCACCGATAGCGATAAAATCATTATCAAACGGGTTTGCTGGCAGAAGCTGTCCGCTGTCAGGGTCTCTTGGAATCAAATTCTCCGGAATATAACGCTTGATGCGTCCCATCCGGATAGCATCCATCCACTGACTGATTACTTCGTCCAGTCCATCCAGCACATCTGTCTTACTATCAAATAATGCTTTACCCCGATGTTTGTATTTCACGGAAGTCAGGACTTTAAGCGGAACGGCAAGCATCAGCTCTCCCTCAATCCCTATGTCGATGAGATGCTCTGTTTCCGGAAGCTGTTTTAAGGATGCCTCATGTCCATATTCGTCATAGAGCTTGTAACAAATATAGCCGCGCCCATATATCTCTTCCAGCCGAAAGTCCTTGCTGCCGGACTTGTAGCTTGTATAAAATTTGATTTCTTTGAGCTGAGAGTGCTTAAACACATAATCCACGTTTTCCGCATCATAAAATTCCACAATCGGATATGGACTGCATTCATCCGCTGTAATTTTAAATGCTCCATCCCCGGAAGCCAAAACTCCGGAGATAGCTTCTCCAATTACGTTGTTAAGGTCAGCTTTTTCGAAAATCTCTGCCCAGAGTTCGTCCAAAGCCTCCTGTCCCTCTCCAAAGGTTACAGCATCCAGGTCGGCAAGCACAATGTCCCTGTATCGGTCTACAACTATAGAAACGATTCCGCTGTGCATCTTGCGTACTTTTCCCTGTGCTGTAGCTGCCCAGAACCGGGCCTTTTCCACATCCCATCGAGCTGTCTTTTTAAAATACTGCTCCAGTTCTGCGCTATCACCTCGATACCATAATTTATTCCGGATTACATCTGCCAGAAAAGTATGAGGCTCTATAATTACGATTTCTCTTTCCCGGGCCGGTTGGATCCGGAAGAGCTTTTTAATAAAATTCTGTATCAGGTTCATCTTTTTCACCTCTTGAAAATCTTACTCTGGTAAGGAATCCAGCTATATTGTACGGAGTTGATCATGTGGTCATTTCTATCCTCCGGTGTGTTGTCCTTATCTTCCATCCAGCTGTACCGTTCAAGCTCAGATATGTAATATGGACAAGCATCCAGGACGTAGAAGCAAGGCTCTATATCCGCTTTTTCGTCCCATGCCATCCATCCCAGCTGCGCATTGATGCGGTCGATGATGGTCATTTGTTTCCAGGCATCGTTAAGAACATAAATACTACCGTTCCTGCGCTTGTATTTATTCCATTCCTGCATGGTGGCCTGATCAGCGTTATCCAAGAATACATTTCGTGCAAGCCCCCACTCCTCTTTATTCCGGTTTAAAAAATCAACCAGATTTACAACCGTATCAGACGGAGCGAGCGGCGTCTCTAACTCTGCGTTGTTATATGTTTTTTCTGCCAGCACTACACAGCGCCCCTTGTTGGTTATGCCAATAAAGGACATTGCAATGGTATCCGGTGACTGCTGCGAATAAGAAGTATCTACTCCAGCAGAAAAATACATGAAAAATTCCGTTTTCTGCCCGTTCCCTGGCTGCTGTACAAACTGTTTCGCCCACTCTTTGCTTTTTACATGGCGGGCCCGGTCAAAATTTGAAAACACAAGCCCAGTTGCTTTTCCTCTCAGCCCCAGGATTTTATTTTTATAAATCTTCGTGCCCTTCGGGGTGTTTGCAATAATCTTATCCAGTTTTTCTTTCGGAAGTCCCAAATTATGGCAAAAAGAAAAGAACCAATGCACCCAGCCAGGCTTCGGTTCTTCTCTCAGTTCGTCTTTGATTTCCTGCGGCGTCTCAGATTCCCACTCCGGCAGAGGACGGGAGCAATTAATATACTCTTTGTAAACTGGCAGGTTCGGGTCGTCCGGATTTAATGTCGCCATCAGGTAATCACACCGCATGGCAGCCTCTCGGACAAAATCAATATCCGCCGTATTAATCTCATCGATGTACAGACAACCGTACTGTCCGCCCAGAGCCTTCTGCCACTTTTTCTTATCGCCATAGCCCATCACATAAATGACTTTATCTCCAGAGGAGGTATGCAGCAGGATGTGAGGGATCTTATCATCCTTTGTACCGTTGCCGTTATATTCCGTCAAAACCCCGAAATCATCAATGACTCCAAGGTCCTTGTTGATGATGTTCTTCTCAGCCGTTCCGGTATCCTTGGCGGCGATAATGTGCAGCTTCTTCGGGCTTTCTGCAACCTTAAGCACAAACTTAAACAGCCCAACTGTCGTTTTACCGGCTGCGGTGGTACCTTCGAGGAATTCAACCGGCGCATCACAGCGAAGGAAGGCTTTGTATTTGTCAGATAGCAGTAGGCGCTCTGTACTCATCCGCTGTCACCTCGCATCTGCTCAATCAGGTCATCCAGCTTCGTTCGCTCCGTCTCCAGAGCTCCAGAAACCTCCAGTTTGTCTTTAAACATACCAAGATGACGGCCAGCCAAATCCAGCGCCTTTGTTTTGTCGTAAAATTTAATTTCCCGCTCAATTCCCTCCCCCTCTTTTGTTGGGAAGCGCTTGACCTTAACAGATGCCACAGCTGCCAGGTCTTCCGGAAGAGCGCTATCAAGGATAGTGGCCTCATCGAAATCGACCACATTTGCCGGATTGACCAGCGCTATCTTAGCCAGCTCCATCAGGATCCGGTCCTGATTAATACCGGTGCGACGGGAACGCTCAGCCATAGCCTTGCTGATTGCGTCTGAAACTCTAGTTTTCCCTAGTAACTCACTTCCAATCTTGTCCGCATTGTTCGGGCTATATCCTGCACGAATGGCTGCCTGAGTGGCGTTAAGGTCAATCAGGTACTCATCCACAAATAATTTTTGTTTTGGCGTCAATGCCATCAGGCTCACCTCCATTCTATATTTTGTGTTAATCCACAACTAATCCACAATATGTTGATAACCAAGCATAATAAAAGCCCCCAGCAAACGCCAGGAGC